AGTCTAAACCTAATATACGATTTAAAAAATTAGCGACAATGAGTCGGCCGCGATTATGCATATAACCGATAGTATTCAATTGACGCATACACGCGTCTACTACTGGATATCCGGTTTCACCGCGTTTCCATAATTCTAAATGTTTTGTATTATGAACCCAACGTATTTTATCATATTTACTTTGAAACGCTTTTGATTTAGCTAATAAGTTTGGAAAATAGTAATTGATATAATAGTAAAATTCGCGCCATATAAGCTGGGCTTTTATATTTTCATCTTTAAAATAATGATATACTTCGCGAATACTGAGACAACCATATTTTATGTAAGAAGACAAGTGTGTCGTTTCAACACATAATTTGTCTCTATTATCATAATCTACTTTTATTTTCAGTTGTTTTAGTCCGTGGGTTCGTCCACCTTTGACCATATTATGTGGATTGTGTTTGTAATAATCTAATTCAGTTCTATAGTATTTCATCTTTTCTAATTCACGATTACGAACTAAGTTTTTTATTACTACCTTTTCTGGCTTAGATATAGAATATTTAAATACATTGTTTTTGAAAGGAGTATATACAACATAAGGTGTTCCATCTTTTTTATTAAACGTTCCGATTGGACTTAACAAATAATCTTCGGTCATAATACATTTTATATTATGGCTAGAACACCATTCATCGATGGTTTTGTCGCGTTCAACCGCATAAGGAGTATAATCTTTATTGAAAATAATATTAGAAATAGAAATGGTTTTATGTAGTTTACTTAATACTTTTATATTGTCTCCATAAAAAATATGTAATGGTAGTTCACTACGTAATTCTTCTAACGATTCGCATAAAAATTGAACGCTTGGATTTGAAAAATATATATTTTTTTGAATTTGTTCGGGGGTAAAAATAAATATAGGAATAATGTTTGTAAAATGCTTCATGGCGTAATTTAATCCTATATTATCATACGTACGATAATCGCGTCTAAATATAAATATGGTATACATATTATATTAAATCACTTTATTTTAATATAAAATTTTAATAATTACCCATAATAATGATCTATAGTATTAGTTGTTCATACGGCGAAATCGTCGATAAATTAACTATTTTAGAAATCAAATTATCCAAATGCTTAGATAGCGAACAAAAAAAAAACATTCAAAATGAATACAATAATTTGTCTCACCATAAAAATTACGATACCCAATTTATAGAAAACTATCAAGAATTAAAAAGTATAAATATGAAATTATGGGATTTTGAAGATAGAATACGAATTAAAAGTAACCTTAAAGAATATGACAAAGAATTTATTTTTATAGCCGACGGAATTCATAAATACAATGATAAACGGTACAAATTAAAAAGTGAATTGAATAAACGCTATAATTCATATATAATAGAAGAAAAGATTTATACAATTTAAACCCAATACGTACACTATATCAATGACGTTCGGGCGTGTTTTGTATGAAGATTATAAGAAAAATATATGTGTAGATAATTATAGTATTTATTACGACGGGTTCAATAAAACGGACAACGTTGAAGAAATACAATCGATTATAAGATGTATAGATGAAAAATATAAAATTTTATTGTATTATGAGCCAGAACCAAATGATTTATATCTTTTAGATAGTATAAAAATTGGTGACAAAGAAACATCGCTTCAATCCTACGAAATCAGTAAAAGGCTTGTGGATAAATACAAAGAACGACACTTGAATAACTTATTCACGATTACTTTATATTTTCGGCATAATACACTATGTAATTATTTGAATGAACCGAATCCCTATGAATATAAATTACATCATTATATTCAGTTTTTTGATATAATGGATACGATTCGCGATGAAGTTTATTTTCATTATGGTATGTTATTATTAAAACATCAACTTTACCGCGAATCGGGAAAATATACTATATTTTTTAATCCGGTCAAAGTAGAACATCTAAATATAGAGCCAAATACAATGGATTTTTTCAAAAAGGACGATACAGATAAGACGTTATTGGTGTATATGTCCGGTGGAATTGGCGACAATATTATGTATAGTCGATTTATCCGTAAAGCGTGTGAAACGAATCAAGTAATCTATTTGGTATATGATAATTTATTTTGGATTTATTCGCATATATACAAAGATATAGAAAACCTTAAGGTCATTCCGTTTCATTATCGAGACACGATTCCACATTTTGATTATCATATGAATGTGGCATCTTTATATAATGTATTACAATTAGATTATAAGGATATTTATATAGAATATTTTCCGCAACTACCTAGCTATAATGTAGACATTTGTCTCGAAAAACCGGCTATTATCCTAAACTGGAAAGGGTGTACGAATAACATTCATGAACAACATAATCGCGGAATAAATTTAGAATTATGTATACCATTATTAAAACTAACTCATATACAATGGATAAGTATTACTCAGGAGCTTACGGAATCCGAGAAAAGTATTTTAAAGGAATACAACGTCCAACATTTAGATTTAGACCAACACGAAAGTTTCCGTTATAGTACAACGTTATTGAAAGAAGTAAGTAGCGTAATTACTACCGATACATCACTCGCTCATATGTGCGGAACCTTAGGAGTAAAATGTTATACACTATTGACGGCTGGTTGTGATTGGCGCTGGACACATAATAAGAGAACCAATTGGTATCCAAATATGAATTTAGTTCGGCAAACAATACCATTTGATTGGTCTAATGTAATACAAGAATTAATAGCCATATTGAATGATAATTCCATAGCCTAATAGTAAACATCCTATACCTAAATAAATGGGTGGTTTCAAAGACTTATTCAATATAAGATGGTCTAAAATAACCGATACTAATAAACCAATAAATAATAAAGCATGAGCAAACGTTGACACATTGGTTGTTTTGAAGGACCTAAATAAAAAAAATCTCGAAATAATCCAAAGAAATAGCGAACCTAACATCAGAAAGAATGTATAATAATTATACGAAAAATGAAGTTGAATTATTTTAATTGAAAACACGTGTAGTCCAACCAAAAGACCAGCCAATAATCCATATATAATAGTGTTTATTGGAAGCATTATTATATTACATATATATAATGTATATTGTCGACCATATATTAGTACCATATGTTCTGAGTAATAAATTTTACATATTTGTATATTTGATAATAAGTATTATAGTATATGGTATAGGTTCTATATTCATACCACAAACCATTACTGAATTTATAAATGCTACAAATAAAAAAGAACTCTTTGGTAAGAATATACTAAAAACAATTCAAAGTGGTTCTATGATGGGTATATTATATTTATTAGGATTATTGTTTACAATATATGTATGTATTCATTTATTGAAAGAATATATTGAAAATGATATATTATTGAAAATAGCAACTTATACTAAAAAAGAAGTTATCAAAAAAATATTTAATAAATACACTAATAATTATAAAGAAATTCCGGAATCCGAAGTTTCGTGGATAATTCAGGATACATATGGTACTACGCGTAGTTTAATGAGATATTTTATTATACATGTAATCCCGTGTTTTATTATATTTTTTATATTAAGTATATATTTTTTTATTTCAGATAAAACAATCGGATTAATGTTTATTACTCAATTTGTATTATTGAATAGTTTAATATATTTTTTTCACAATAGAATATTTGAAAGTTATCACATTAGTGATACTAAAACCATAAATAATAATATTACAATTGGTGATAAAATAAAAAATTTAATGAACATTATATTTGATAATTATATTGAAAATGAACTTATTACTCTTATGAAAAATGAAAATGAATTATTAAATTATATGAATATATGTTATTATACTCACAATAAAATATCATTCATACTAAATGGTTTATCTTATTTTATATTATTTATAATATTATACAAGTTATTAATCTATAAAGATAAAAAGGTAATTTCTTCTTTATTGATTATGTTATTATTATATAAAGGTATACAAGATAAGTTTTTGAATGATACATTATATCAATATTTGTCTATTTCCAAAATATTAAAAATAAATGACTTTATTGAAGATATAACTAAAAACGATAGTTGTATTCCCATAAAACAATTCAAAAGCATTAAGTTAGAAAATGTAAGTTATCGGTACGACGATAAATCCGATTATATATTGCGTAATTTAAATATTTATTTCAAGCCAGAAAACATCAATGTAATGATGGGTAAATCGGGCTCCGGCAAAACTACCATTATGAAATTAATTATAAAAATGTATAATCCAACCAAAGGTGAAATATATTTAGATGAGACAAATAGCAAAGACATATGTCAAAAAGATATTCGTAATAATATATATTATGTAAATCAGCGAACCATATTATTTGACGAAAGTGTTTTGTATAATTTACAATATGGTAATCATACTACAAAAGCCGTTATAGTTGAATTATTAACCAAATATGATTTATTGGATTATTACAAAACATTACAAAATGGAATTGAAACCAGCAGTGGAGTCAATGGTTCGAATTTGTCGCTTGGAATGCAAAAAATAATTATGGTTGTACGCGGTATATTGAAACCAAATAAGGGTATTATTATTTTTGATGAACCGCTAACCAGTTTAGATAAAGAAACACGCGAAAAAATAGTTCAGCTGATTGTAAATGAGACAAAAGGAAAGACGGTTATTATCATTAGTCATGATCCGGAAATTTTACCATATGCCGACCATATTGTTCGTTTGTAATCCTTGTTTGAATTCTATTTTCCGAAATTCGGCATCCACTTCGTCGTGGCTGATAACAATGATGGTTTTTCCATACCCTATTTTTTTGATAGAATCAATCACCATTTTTTTATTATTGGAATCTAAGGAAGCCGTTGGCTCATCTAAAATAATAATAGGTTTTACTCTATATAAAGAGCGTAGCAACCATACAATTTGTCGCTGTCCGCCCGACAACAAGGAACCTTCGCGTCCAACTAAAGTATCCATTTTTTCTATAAACACTTTGGATATAGACTCTATGTTCATAGAACGTAACATATCCGTTAATTGTTCGCGGGTTGGCGGGCGTTTTAGTCCATATACAATATTATCGTATAGGGTTCTATTGAATAACTTTGGACTTTGTGGAATATACATTATGTGTTTAGATAATTCACTGGTAGACAATTGATTTATATTTACTCCGCCAATCGTTATCGTTCCCAAAGTCAAAAACTTATGTTTCATCAATAGTTTAATTAACGTACTTTTTCCCGAACCACTTTCACCTACAATGGCTATTTTTTCACCTTTACGAATCGTGAGAGAGACGTTTTCCAGTGAATATTTATCTTCATATTTATGATAAACGTGTTTGAATACAATATTTCCATTTTTAAATTCGTGTTTACCTATTTTACATTGGGTATCTTTTGGAATTTCTTTGTTAAAAAACTGATTCATATCATAAATTTGTCCTAAGTTGTCCGATAAGGAACGAGATACAATACCTACCGAATCGCACATCGTCACCAACAAAAGTATGACTTGCGAACATTGAAATAAATATTGTTTGTTAATATTTTTTTTTAAATAATCGCTCCACAACATATATCCTAACACTACCCCCATAACAACATTCATTGTTTTTGTTAAAATATCATATATAATAGAATAATTCAAGGATTCGTAATATATAATATTGTATTTTTTCAAAATATCATACAAAATAGATTTTTCAAATTCTATATTTTGAAACGACTGAACGACTCCAATATTTTTCAAAGATTCGCCTAACTTATCAAACGTATGGTCGCTCATTTTTTCTTTTTTTTTGTTGAGTTGAGTAATATGATTAATATTTACAATTTGTAAAACGACCATTGCTACAAAGAACGTCAAAAAAACAACTAAATATTTCATTCCTAATTTAAAATAAAAATAAAAAATGCCAATCAAAACCCCAAAAAATACATGGCAAAATTCTTCTTTGAATGATTTTAATACATCATGAAATATCCACGTCATTTTAGATAATTTTAAAATGATTTCGGTGATGTTCAAATTTTCATAATTACAATACGAATTTTCATAAATATAATCGTAAATTCTTATGACCACATATTCGTAAAAATGTGGTATGACTCTCCACGCCAACCAATTTATAAAAATATGTAAATAATTGAATAAGAAAAGTGCTATAACAATATAATACAAATAAATCGTTTTGAAATTACTATAAAAATAACCAATCAATTCGGGTAATACTATATTATGAATAAATGAGGTGATGGGTATCAACGTGAAATAAAATAAATAATATAATTTATTTTGAGACATAAAATCTAATAAATAAGTGATAATATTTATCATTATACATAGATAATATTTTGTTTTTTACCATTTGGTTTTTTTTACATTAATTTTTGGTCCTTTTTTGGATTTATAATCGCTTGGATTATAGGACTCTTCTTCTTCGTCGGAGCCTAAATTTTTAGACATTTCCCAAAATTCTTTAGAGCCTAATTTGAAATCTTTATGATTTTCGGCTCTATACCAAAAGATTTGTTCTTGTAATTGATTGGATTTAACATTATTGTCTATGACTAAACATTCATAATTTTCGGTACATTGGTCCATCACTTGACAAAACGATTCAAACGTTGGAAACATACCAGCATAATTTTCGTAAATGCGTTTACGATTTGCTATATAAGGTTCACGTAAAATAAATACATAATCAATATTGGTTCTAAGTGTAGGCGGAATACCTAACGGGTATTGCATAGTAATGATAAGCATCACTTTCCAGTGTCGGCCATTCATAAATAATAAACGCATCATTTTGTCTCTTGCCCATCCATTATCGTATAAACAATCGTCTAGAATAACAAATGCTCGCGCGTCAATCGCACTTTTCTTATAGGTTTCAATTTGTTTATTGACTTGTTTTATGACGGCTTTTTGTCGTTTTAAAATATTTTCAATGATTCCGGTATTATATTCATCGTGAATGAATAATTTAGGAACGTGCGACGAATAAAATCCATTACCCGCTTCTGTTCCCGAAATAACGGTACCTATCGGAATGTCAACATGATGATATAATAAATCCCTAACTAAAAAACTTTTACCAGTATCTCTTCTACCAATTAATACAATAACAGGTCCTTTACTTTCATTTTTCAAAAATGTAATACGTTTCATATCAAATTTCTTTAAATTAAGAGTCATATATATTATAATATAAAGGATTATTAGTGTTAAGACGCAATTAGTTTAAAATATATAACAAATTTATATATAAAGATAAATGGATAAAACTTATTTCAATCCTATATTTGAACATTACAAAATAGATTATAAAAGTTCAGTTGAATATAAAGAGCAAATAGATTACAATAATTACCTAGTGACAATCGACGGAAAAGAACATAATTGTTTTATGAAAACAATTCCTTTAGTAGATTATATTAAATATTTGATTGGAAAGTATAAAAAATACGAAATATGTGTATTACCAACGAAAGAAAACAAATGTAATAACGTATACGAAGAGTATATTCATTCTATTCATAATTATGCTTATGTAGACAACTTTTTTTATATTTTATCCAACCAATTAAATGTAAATGGTTTTAAACACGGAATTCAAGTATACGATAGTTTTATCAATATAAAAGAAAACTGTGAAATTAATATTGTAGATGATTTTGAATATTTATGCGATTCCAATTATTTTAACGATCATTTAAATAAGACATTTAAGTTCAAAGATTCTAATATTCATTCTTTATTTTCAAATTTAAAGAAACCACCTATTGAATTGAGCGAAGAAAACATTGAGATTGTATATGATACATTAGAAGATATAGATGTAATAGAACATAAACTAGTTGATATTTCTATGGACCTAATACATGAAAAAGATACGGAAAGCTATAGTTCGGACGATTCAAGCAAATCAAGTGAAAGTGACGCTGAGTCTAATTATTCTACCGAATCATGTTCAAATGAAAGCGATGACAGTGTTATGGATGAACTTATATTAGTCATTCATAAAATGCCTAGCCAAAATATACTTCTCGAAAAATGTACGGATACATTAGACAGTCTATTTGAATCCGACGATATTAATATTGAACAATTAACCAGCTCTATATTCCAAACCGTTCTTATGTTATACGTATATCAAAATGTATATAATTTTACTCATAATGATTTACATACCAATAACATTATGTATGTAGAGACAAGCGAAGAATTTTTATATTACAAAATTAAAGGACAATTTTATAAAGTTCCAACTTACGGTAAATTATATAAATTAATTGATTTCGGTAGAGCCATATATACTTATCAAGATAAACGATTATGTAGTGATAGTTTTTCGTCCAACGGAACGGCACACGGACAATACAATTGTGAACCATTTTATAACCAAAATAAAGCAAAATTAGAACCTAATTATAGTTTTGATTTATGTAGACTCGCATGCTCTATGTTTGATTTTATAATAGATGACTTAAAAGACATTGATACGTTTAGAAATATTCCTATATATGATATGATTATTAGTTGGGTCTACGACGACCATAGCAATAATGTTTTATATAAAAAGAATGGTGACGAAAGATATCCAGATTTTAAATTATATAAAATGATTGCTAAGAATGTAAATAATCATATTCCCGAGAAACAATTTGAACATAAAGCGTTCACTAGTTACAAAGCCGATTCACTCGATACTTTTGTAGATATCGACGAATTGATTAAAATGAAGGTTCATCTGTAAATATTACGGTTTTTTGTTCTTGGACCTTTGTATAATAGTCTTTTAAAACAAATACTCCTAAAATAATAAAGAACAAATAAAAGGATTCTTGAAAGAATAATTTGTTTTGTTCCTTTATAGGTTTAGTACGATATAAAAATTGTTTAAATATAAAAAATAAAACAGAGACAATTAGAGATATGTAAATATATTCATAGGGTACCATTAAAAGAATAATATGTTTTAATTATTATTCTTTTACGAAATTATAGTATTTCTTCTATACCTAAATCTAAAACATCTAAGCTTTCAGCATTTAGGTCAAGATTTATTTCTTCGCCAATTTTTAGTTCACCTCCATTATTGTCTTGGACGTCGGGATGAAATCGTATGGTATTTGTTTTCTCTTGAACTATATCGGGTAATTCAATGATTTCTTCATTCATTTCAAACGGTTTTACAAACGGTTCGGGTTTTACAAAAGGTTCGGGTGTTTCAAACGGTTCGGGTTTTATAAACGGTTTTTCGCGGGGTCTTTCAAACTTAGGCTCAATCTTTGGTTCCTCCTTAGGTTCATTCAACATTTTATTATCAATAATGGTTTCAACTTTATTCACATCTACTTCTTGGGTTTCATCAATATATTGACGTAATAATTGTTCTACCGGAAGATTGTCTCTAATTGTATTCATAATACAAGTTTGAACGAGTAATTCAAATTCACGATTTCTACGTTGTTGTTCTAATGGTGGAATATCTAATTCAAATAAATAAATATTGGAATATAATTTACGAGCAATATTTATATATATTTTATGTAAAAAAAAAGTAAAGTCTGGAATATCTATATTGATTTTTTTATTTTCAGTTCCAACACGTACACAACTTAATAGTTTCAATTGAATAATATGAACACATGTAACTAAATCCTCTAAATAAGAACAATTATATTTAACCATTATACGTTCTTTTTCAGAATCAATGATAGACTGATTCCAGTTTGGAATACGAGACAATAAATTCTGGTAGGTCATTAAATACTTATCCGGTTCATCGTTGTTTTGGCATAATTGAAGTGATTCGTTGAAGATTGACCTAAATCCGTCAATAATATGAGAGGTAATTAAGTTAATCAATAGAATAGACCACTCATTTTTAGAGTCATTTAATATATTTGAAGTAAAGTCGTCCATAAAAAAGAACTATATTTATATTTCTTTATTATTACGAAATAGACATACTAAATAAAATAAACAGAGTCTTTCATTTTTCAATTGCTTACTATAAAAATGAATTTGTTCGTAATTCTTTATTTTATGCTTCAACCATAAAAGAACTTGGTCTCCATATATACCATTTGAATATAATTCTTCTACAATATCACCGACCGATATATCTTTGGTGATAATTCTTTTTATAATAACATAAGGAATATATTCTTTGAATTTGGGCTTATCTTCTTCTATATATATTTGTATAAAACGCGAACGAATCGGTTGTAATAATTTATCCTTTTGTTTGGTGAATATAAAAAAACGGGTCGAATGACTATATATTTCAATACTTCGTCTTAAAGAATATTGGGCATCTACAGTTAAATATTCAGCATCATACAATATTATACTTTTGAATAAAATATTGGGAGACAATTGCTGTTTAGAGAATAATTTTATATCATCTCTTATATTTTTAATTCCTTTGGATGTTCCGCAATATAATTTCATAATATATTTAGAAGCATTCTCTGGGTAAAATTTTTCGATTTCTTTTACAATATCTTCTTTTACATTACCATAAAATAAAATATGTGGAACATTATGTTTAAATTTATTGAATATATCCATTCATAATGTAATATTTATATTATTATATTATTTTATATGATATTGAATAATATAAATATTGAACATCAAGAAGTTACGCCTTCTATCTTAAAAGAGGCTTTGATTCATTGTTATAATCATATATGTTTTTCGACATATCCGTATATATCTTATAATACAATGTTATCAAAAGATACCATTACCAAGTATAATTCCGGTAATTGTATAGGTCTTACTTATTTTATACAACAATACTTAAAAAACAATTATAATATAAATAGCCATCAAATTATTGCTTCGGTTCCCGACCATTTTAGAATAAGCGCTCAGCCTAATATATGCCATGTTGTATTATTTATTTGTAAGTCGGGTTATGAATATTATATAGTAGACCCCGCATTTTATTTATTAGAACCAATTCACATAGATATACGAGACAACCGTGAAAAACAAATTGAAACTTACAATATACATGATGATAGATTAAGTATATTATGTTATAGTGTTGGAAAGTCTGAACACATAGAAAATACTTTTTCATGTATGTGCTATTTTACCGAATATCCCAAAAATAAATTTGAATATATATTCAAGGAAATTATAAATCCCGACGAAACCATTGGAAAAACATATCATTCGCTAAAAAAAGAACCTTTTTTAATAAAAACCCGTTATCAAAACAACCGAATTGAAAAACTATATCATATTAAAAAAGAAAATAATCATATCGTTGTTATAAAGAATAATAACGTTGTATACGACGGACCATCTACAAAATATGATTATACTAAATTACGCGAATTAGCCAAATATATAGACCCCGTTCTTAAGCTACACTAGAAAGTGAGTGGGTGTATGGATTTTCTTTAAATGCTTTCAATATACTATTATCAATCGTTGGTAATTCATATTTCTGATTTTGTTTCGTAAATTGTCCCAATATATGCGGTGTATCATTAGAAGGAGCATATAACGCATTGGTTCGTACATTACATTGTTCGTGTCCGTTGATAGACGCATTTATAGTTCCATTGTATAAACTCATATTACCCGTCGCCATTCTATTTTCATAAGGTTTTTGAATATTACGTTGATTGTATTCAGCATCATACGATTTATATTGAGACATACCCGAGGCTCCACCCATTACCGAGTGAGACGTGCTTTGTCGCTGGGTGTTATTCATATACGGGTTTGAATTTATATAAGAAGTAGATTGCCCTTGAAAATTTAAATGTGGTTTTGTCTCGCTCATCATTTCACGATTTGTAGTAGGAGCATAAGGATTAAATACAATTGGTTTTAATTGAGTCGTACCCATAAATCCTACTGGATTGGGGTGTTCTATTAAATTCGATTTTTTAGTATATTTTAATTGATTTGCTATAGGAGAGACAACATTCGACATAAACTGACCTTTTATATTACCAAAATAGTCTTGCTTTGTAGTACGATTATTATCCAATAACTTGAAACTTTCTTTTCCGTGGTCGGATACTTGAAATACTTGAGAAGATAAATTTGTAAATGGATTGGCCGGTAATTGTATTTTTTTACTTTCTTCGTTGCTACCCTTAGTATAAACATTGGTATTTGTTCCACGAGCTCCATAATATAGAACACTTGTATCGTCTCTATTTTCATTGGTTAACATTTGTAAAGGTTTTTGGGTAGGTTGTTCTAGACCACGGGCTGGACCCATACCACCACTTCCTTCATTTACATAATAAGTATCTGGCGTTTTTTTAATCATTTTACCAATTTGTCCAGATTGATTTGGCTTATACGCCGGCGATTTATAATTTAAATGGTAAACCGACTTTGGATTGTTCGCAGTTCGGAGTTGATCTACCGTTTTAGGCTGGGTTTGGTCGCGATATTGCATAGACGAATTGAAACCTAAATCTCCCGGACCTTCTCGGATTTCTTTCCAGGGTTTTGAATTGGCATGTCTACTTGATTCATTTACACGTGATTGTAAAAAATCATTTTGATTTTGATTACCAAATACATTTTGTAAATTGTCTTGAGGTTTAAATAATGTAGCGGTTTCTTGTTTTACTATATCATTACTACCTGAACCAGTATAAGTATCTAAACGATTATCATTTACATAATTATTATTTCCGTATGAATTATTTTTATAAAAAGGTGTCATATTATTATGACTAAAGGACCCGTTTAATACGTCTTTATCAAAATACTTATCTACGGTTGTATTTAACTTCTCAGTTTTTGGTTCTAACCTAGTTGGTTCAATCCGATTTTGTAATGTATTGGTTATAGTCGGTTTTACAATTTGTTCCTCAAAGTTTTCTTTAGATTTTTGATTCGATAATAAATAAGCACTCCCTAATAATACAGTTGCGATAACTACTTCTGTCATTATAATATAGTTTATTTTTTATTTTTTGTATAATAATCTTTTTCTAACATACGAGTATTTAAATTATTCTGAAAAGGAATAAATAAATTTTCTTGCGGATTCAACGGCAAATAATCATAACGACTTTGGTTTTTTTCGCGAATTTTCCAAGCAGGCATACTAGAACGGGTTTCGTCCACTAAAAAACTTTTATCGGTATAAGATAACTTGCTATGATAAGGTTCAACTTTTTTATAAGAAATGGTATCTCTTCCTAGAGGTATATTCATAGTTCTTAAATGACTTTCCAAGTTTGTTGAATTGGTATGTAAATTTGCTCCCCATTTTTGTAAACGAATATGAATATCATTTATATATGGATTATTCATACCATTTCCGGGTGTATTCAAGTGATAAATTCCGCTAAATGTAGATTCTTCTAATCTTTTTTGTTGTAATGCAATATCATTTGAGAATCTTGTAAATGCCATTATTATATTAAAAAAATATAATAATCTAATTTAAATAGTTTGGTCTTTCAGTAAAAGAATGAATGAACTCCTCCGGAAGAGCTATTTTAGGTTTTTCAAACCACGCTTTATTTTCTAAATGAATTGGTTTAGGATTGACCTTGAAGGACGGACCTTCTAAATTTGTAGAACGAATACCTCGTAACATACTCTCAATATCCACATGATTATTCGATAATTGTTCGCCGCTAAATTTTGGAATAGACCCTAATTCCATTAAATTTGTTTTATTATTTACAGCATAATTGGTATTGCTCATATAGTTGTTAAACATAAGACTTTCGCGTTTTTTTACATTATAATCAGCTAATTGATTTTTATTACGTGTAGAAGACATTAATATATAAAATTATTATTTTTTACAGTAATCAACATTTTGATACAAAATACGAGTATCGGTACCGCCACGCATCCATAATGGGTCTACGTCGCTTTCTATTTTAGATCTATGTATCTTTTCTTTCAATTCATGATTCAACGGATAATTATCTATATCGTTGAAACATTGCTCGTTAAACTGGGATACACTTTTTTTTTCTTTAAATGTATCGCCTAATCTTAATTTATTTTCTTGATATACATCCACATTACCTTTTCCTAAAAAGGGTACGGTTTTATAAGGACGCTCATGTAAAGTTAGTTTGACATTTGGATTGGTTAATACACTTTTTTTTAAAATACTATTATCTTTTACATTACAACCAAGCGGTCCTAATTGATACGTAGATTTATTTACAAATACATTGGGTTGTTTTACAGCAAAATCTAAACCACCTAAACATTGATTTGAATACGGATTATAAGTAGTATAATTTGCGATACTAGTATTCATAATATTTTCTTGGGTGTAAGTGCTTTCATCTTGTCCGATTCGGGATAATTGGTTGAATGTAAAATCAAAGGTCCTAGACATTTATATAGTATAATATTTTTTTTAATATGAAATTACTGATTTATCGCTAGGTAATATACCGTAACAATAGGTCAAAAAGCTAGATTGGTCATTGGGTATAGTTGTATTTGGGGTTGTATGAAATTGACGCATTTGATGATCAAACGCCATATTGTCTCCATCGTCTGTAAATAACTCTTTTATTTTAGCATTGTCTTTATTATTTTCATAAATAAACTCTTTCGTTTTCTTATTTATGTTATCTTCTACCGTTGAATTATATTGACTTTCATACGAAGGTGTTTTGCCATAGGTTTTATTCGCCATGATTGGTAATTTATCTATAGAATCTTTCTTGGTTGGATTGTATTTGTAATCACTCATTAATGTATTGCCTAAAGGATTTATAGGGGATAGATACTCATTTATTTTAGTATGTTTGTAATCGTTATAGCCGTGATTTATATAACCTTCTTTATAAGAATGGTAAATTACGATTACACCTAAAATAATAAATCCTAATATTAAAATCATATAATGTTTTAATGAAATATATCCAAAAAATGTAATTAATATTATAAATCTAGATAAAGCATTTAAATTATTCGTCGTCGATTGTTTATCACTTGGTAATATATTGAATATATATTCAGAATTCAATAAAATAGTTGGGTCATCTATCCAAAAAGACATTCTTATATATATTTATTATTCTTTTTTTTTGTCTCTGTTCTTTTTTCGTTTTGATTTTTTGGGGGATTCTCCTTCCTTTTTAAATACATAGTTACCTTCTTCGTTTTTCTCTAATACATTACCTTCCATTAATTTTTTCATAGCCGATTGCATCGCTTTTTGTTCCATATTTTTTTCCATTTTTTTTCGCATACGTTCTTTCGTGTCATTTTGTTTTTTAGTTTGCTCCATTTTATTCATCATACCCTTCATATCCATTTTACCATTCATACCCATTTTACTCATCATTTCTTTTAATCCTGGAATATCGTTCATTTGATTCATAATATCCGAAGCCTCTTTCATCATATCTTCGTCTTTCAAATCGTGCGATTTTAATTTGCCCTCTAATTTTGAACCAATGTTTTGTACTAAACCCATTATTTTACTTGGGTCTTTCATAAGATTCTTCATAAAATCCTCGGGATTATCGCTTTCAAATTCTTTTGTCGTTTCTTGGGCGATTTCTTTCGCAATGGAACCAATTTTGCCACTCATCATATTATCTAAATTATTCTTGACTTCTTCAGCATTGAAGAAATCGTCGTTGGATAAATCTTTGAACATATTTTGAAACGTATTGGATATATCGCTTTGTTGAAACATGTCTTTCATGTCTTCCATGGTCTTTTCCATTTTTTTATGAACATTATCGGAATCGTCTAAAGTATTTGTTTTTTCAATCGTATAAAATAATATAAGCTGTAAATATTTCCATAAAGTCGACCGAGATTTTTCGCTAATGGTTTCGTCTTTCATTAATAACGAAAAATCTATACCAGGTAGTAAAAACATTTCAGAATCAAATAAAGAATCTTTTTCGTATAATATATCAAAAAAATGCGATGGATAATTCGTTAAACAATGCTGGTAGACCTCATTGTCCGATAAATCATTTAGCTTCACCTTCAATTCTGGAAAGGTTACCATTAAATCATTTTTCAAGTCTTTATAAATAGTCAAAAATCCATCCATTATAGTATAATACATAAAATGTTTATATATCTTTCGCATTAAAATACATATAACTCATTTTAGTTAATTCTTTGATATATCCAATAAATTCGTCCGTTATTTTCTTCTCAAGCGTATGGTATTTTTGTTTGAAATAATGAATATACTTTATCAATTCATTTGAGTTTTCCATTTTAACTAAATCTTTATCATAATTCTTATTCAAAAAGAAATTTATGTTATCTTCAAGGATAGTTTTATAATAATGAACTGTAATATTATCATACCAACCTTTAATAAATAACTTAATATTTGTATTTTTTATAATAAAATTCTTTTTGTAGAAACTATTGAATAATTTGTCTCCGTTGGAATGTTTTTTTAAGAAAGATAAAAAATCAAAATATAATTTATTAAATTGTTGAAATAAATCTTTAGACATTTATAATTTATATAACGATTACTTTAAATGTATTTCTTCGTTACGCTTTTGTTCTAATTGTTCTATAGAATAATCTAATTTAAGTTTTTTATCTTCTAATACCGGAGTTTGGATGGACCCACCTGAATCATTTAACGATGAATAATTATACAATTGCCTAGTTCCGCCATTACCCTTAGCCGATAAATCGTCCGGAGTCATATCTAAAAAACTATACGAGTCACTTACAACACCACTCATCGTATTGCCTAAAGAATATTCGGTTGGTTCATTGACTAACATAGTTTTTTCTTGCTCTATATGCTTGCTTTGAGGTTTGATATACTCTAAAATTTGATTACCGCTTAATATTTCATAATTGGGTTTTAACAATAATATTGGAACCCGGTTTATCATAGGAGGTAATAATTTTTGGGTTCCGTCTAATAAGTGTATATAAAATACATTGTCTTTTAAGGTTCTACTATCAATACATATATAATTGAATTCGGTTTGTAGTCCACATTTATTAAGTTCTTCTAAAATAACCGCCGAATATTTACAATATTTACTATAATATAATTCATGTTTACTCATTTTATTAATGTCTATTTTTAAAAATTGGTCTTTTTACATAAAATTGATTTAAGATTATATTTATTATATATAGTAATGAGCTCTATCGTTATTGATAATGTATCCGAATTGGAAAACCGCCTTGAGTTTGATTTAAAAAATGTTGATTTGTCGGTGGTCAATGGATTAAGACGTATTATTTTGACTAAAATTCCTTCACTCGTAATTCGCGGATTTCCGCATCCAGAAAATTTAATCAACATTGAAACCAATACTACTAAATATAATAATGAATATTTGAAACATAGATTATCGTGTATTCCTATTTTAATTTCTAGCCAATCTAGTTTTAAAAAAATAATCAAAGACTTTGTATTAAAGGTTCACTTTAAAAATGAAACCACCGACAAAATGACATTAACTACCGACCATATTAAAATGTATAATAAAGAAGGTAAACTCGTAAAATACAAAGAGTCTAAACAAACCAAGAGTATATTTTTAGAACCACCTATTCCTATATGTTATTTATATCCACGCATTACGGCTACCGAGCCATTGGAAGAATTTAAAGCAACAATACAACTATCAGTTGGAACCGCAAAAGAAGACGCGTGTTGGAATATGGTATCCAAGTGTCTATTCTTTAATATAGAAGATAATGATAAAAATGAAAAAATATTAGAGAGTATTCCAGAAGAAAAACATACAGATTTCAAACTATTAGATGCTCAACGACAATATTTACCCAATGAGTATACGTTTGTATTGGAAACGGTCGGAGTTTATAAGAATAAGGAAATCGTAAAGATGGCGTCTCTACATATAATAGAGACACTCAATGAGTATACCGAACATTTAACTAAAATTACAATCAAAACGTATGTTCCAAATATTCCAGTAGAGGGACCGATTCATATTTATAAAAAGAAAATGGTAGAAAATGATACGATGTATATTATAAAATTAGAAGAAGACGATTACACTTATGGTAAGCTAATCGAAAAATATATATATAATTACTATAATACTTTATTTAAATTTATTGCTTTCAAAAAAGAGCACCCTCATGATAAACATAGTTTGATTCAATTGGTTTACCTAGAATCTGATTCTGACCATAAATTGATTCAACTCTTATTAGATATATTCAAAAAAATACAAGTAGATTTTGAGCATATTAAATTAGATTCATAAAAATAAATAAATTATAATATATAATGGAATATGGGTTTATAGTAATAAAGAATAATGATTATAGTGCTTTATTTTTTATTCATAGTGTAAATGATAGTTCTATTACTATAATACCTAGTTATGAACCAAGCACAAAAATAACAGATGCTAAAGAAAATTATACTATTGTATATAAACCTAAATTAAGAGGTGTATGCGAATTAAATAACTTACATTTGAATAATCATATTTTATTGACTTATTCGGATAAAGAACGTGAAGGTAAAATAATAAAAAAAAAGAAAGACTTAATACATGTTCAATTTTTTAAGGAACCCGATAAACCAACACAAATATTTGATTTTGATTATAAAGGTATTCCACCGACATTATTAAATATAAAAAAAATACAAACCGATAAAGAAGCTCAATTAGAAAAAGAAAACAGCAACTATGTTAAAGAACAAGTAGATTCGGTAACCGATGATATATATTATTATTCTATAGAACAACAAGTAAATCAATTGCTTGAAGATATGACTAAAAATATTGACTTGAAAGACGAAAAGTTATTAAATAATATAAATAAAAGTATTACACGTTATATTGAACTAAACCGAAAATATTATACATTTGAAAATAATTACATATTTAAGAAATTATCGGATAACTCTATTTACAATACAATTTTGAATGGCGATTCTATATTTGATTATTATACCGAAAATGTAAAAACATACTTTTATGATGATGCGACCTTTATACCTAAGGAATTCCCAGATAAATTAGTAGATAAATTATTTTCTTCCGATATAGATATCAATCCTTCTTTTTTTGATTCTACCAGTCAATTTATTCTAAATTCAAATGACACAATGAGTGATAGTATAGATCAAATAAATGAGACAAATATAGATAACTTATCCATAACCAATTCTAAATATAAAAGCACATATAATAGGGAAATTTATACAAATGTATTATTAGAAGATATAAACGGTAAGTCAAATGTAAATAAGTATAATTCCAATTTGTATACGATTAAAACCAATCATGAATTCATTATAGATGGGATTGTTATACCTAGTATAAGTAATTTAAAAACCTATATGAGACAATCTAAAATGAACCAACTTATTCATAAAATACATATTCCTAACTATGTAAAAGACAAATATGTAGTAGGTCGTATAAAAGAAGACCCTTGTATATTCAATACGTATAACCAAATTATAAAAAAAAATGTAAAGGATGAAAACAAAAAAGAATTCTATACATTTTTGAATAGAATACTTCCAAATATACGATATTTATTGAAATGCTTGAATATAAAATGTTATAATATATACGATTATATCAAACTGATTTCAATATTCAATATTTATGAATTATCTAAAAAAGACTATGACTATATCAACCGATTGATTCAAATGAATATTAGAACTTATAAAAAATCAACGGTTGTAGTCGAAATGGAAAACACAAATTATGTTACCAATTCTTTTCTATTAAATTCGATAACAAATAATGAAGCGAACGCCGAGAATATATTTACAACTAATTTTTATTCATCCAGTGAATTATTTAAACTTTCATTATATGAAAATCATACTCTAATTTTGTTTGATATGATTAAAGCGAATTTAATGAATAAATTAGATATTAAAACGGATAGTATTCAACCCATCATAGACGAATTTAAAAACGGCATGAATAAAGACGTTACGTTAGTGTACGATAAAATATATAATTCGATGGATGAACTGAGAAACGATGTAAAACCTATATTCAAAGACACTAACTTGAATAACGAAGCTATAAAGAATACTACGGAAGAATATACAAAATCAAGTATACAAATATGGAATAGAATTGACAAAAGTAAATTCAAATCATTTGAAATATTTGAATTGGCTTTAAAAACGTATGTCGATTCGTATAAGAATCCTGAACTAGACCCCTATAAAAAAATGATAAAAGAATGGTCGCCTAAGTATAGAATTACAAATGGAATGTTGGCTTATGTAATTGAGACAAAGAAAACATTTGTATATGAAAACAATGAATGGAAGCTTCATGTAGAAGGCGATTTTGTAAAGGGTTCGAGTGAATACAATAGTTACATAAATAAGCGCATAAATGAAATTGTAAAAGAAGAATCTTCAAATCGGTTGAAGTTATCCGAAGAATATTCCGATAGAGACTATTATATCATGAAGGCTAGATATTTAACTTTATTTAACCAATCTGTATTTCATAAATACAACCAAATGAAACGAGTATATAGCCAATTATATCTTTCAAATGGATATAAACCGTCACCTTATCAATATATGTTTGATAAAATACTTATGATAGACAATGCCGAAGATAAGAAAAAATATATAAAAGTGTTTTGCGAATTATATACAATAGAAGGAAAAGACCCGTATTGGCTTTATTGTATAGAGACCAATCAGAAATTAGTTCCATTGTTTATAAAAAAATTAGCCTATTCTAATAATTACAATGAAACGATTCAGCAAATATGTTTTGAACAAGGCACTCAACAAGATGAATATTGGGTAGATAAATATAGCGGATATACTATAAAAAAGATTAATTTTAATGATGAAGAAGGATTTACCAGTGACGGATTCAAAGTAGTATCGCGTGAAGTAATTGAAGAAAGTGGTAAAACGTATTCGGAATATGAAAAAAATATAGAAACTATATTAAACGCAATTGGCATTTCAAATTCGCATATTAAACCTATTTATACGGAATATACAAAAATAAGAAAGCATTTATCCAAAAGTTCATTATTGATATACGCAGTTATATTTATTTATATTCAATGTTATGTTAATACAACCGAAGTTAAAAAATCTTTTTATTCGTGTAAGACGTCGTTTGACGGATACCCAATATCTAAGATTGAAACCGAAACATCGGGTATAGAATATATGATATGCGTATATAAAGCATTGACTAATTCCAAACAACCAATAGAGAATTCGGACTTTATTCTACTTATAAATAATGCTTTAAAATTTAGTTCAAAAATGACGTACCAATTAACCGTTGCGAAAAAAGTAAATACAGCCGAATTAAAAACAATCGACTGGCCACATTTTTTACCAAGACTAAATGAAATCAATATAACTAAGGAACATAATGAATATTATAAATCCTTTTTATTCCAACAAACTATGAATCAATGGATAAAGGATATAGAACCCAATATAAAGTTAAGCAACGGTAACTACAAAAAAATAAATAATTACGATAAACCTATAAACGAAATCAAGCGTAAATTTGAAGAACGCGTGAAATATAATATAGCAAACTTGTATTATTACACAGAGGTTACCAAAGATAAAAATAAATTCAAGCCGACCTCTCTAGAGTATAGTTTAAAAAAAATAGATCGTATATTAAATCCAAACTATAATTCGGATATAACCGACGAAGAATTAAACGAAAAGTATCCCGAAGTGACCGATGAATTAAAAAAAAAAGTGGATGATAAATTACATAGCAAACTAAGATTAAATCCCGAAAAAAAAATAAATAAACCAACCGAACTAGACGAATTATCCAATAGTAAAGATTATAAATCTAAAACCGAAGAATATTTAAGGTTAAATACCGAACTAAAATTAAATTATTTGTTTAAGAAATTAGATTATGTGCCTAAAAAACGATTGAATATTTTACAAAGTAAAGATGAACATGATAAAAGGGTGTATACTATATTATTCAATTTATTGAATGAATTCATACTAATGTCTCTAATGAAAGACAAAACTACTTACGTAAATCCTAATCTAAGAAGTTATTTAAACAATATATTGAAAAAAGCCGACTCTGATAAATTATTGAATATAATTCGTAATACCTATATGTTTAATGATACAAAAATAGATATAGATATGAAAATAAATTTTGATTTGAAAACAAAAATTATTATGTACAAATATTATTTATGCGAAATATATAAAAATTCTAATTTAGAGCAAAGAGCTATATACGAAGAAATCATAAAAACTTTAACAAAAAATCTAGTTATAAAAGTAGATATCATTAAGAAAAATAACGAACAAGCCAAATACAAAGAAAAAAAAGAAATCACCGATAAGTTCAAAGAAATGACGCAAGAAAGTCGTAATGTAGAATTCTTGTTGAAACAAAATAAATTAGGAGATTGGAGTTTAGGTCTAAGTAAAAGTATATATAAATACGATGGCAAAGAAAACAGTGATTTACCGGACCCCGGTGAAAGATATGAGATTGACCCCCTAGAAGAGATAACCGAAATGGAAGAATATATGTATGAAGAAGAAGAATAATATAAATATACAATATAATGGATTTAAAAGATTCTTTTACACTGATTATAATATTATATTTAATCTTATATAGTTTGCTTACGTATTTTAAACCAAACTTTTTATTTGATAATGAAAATGAGATATTACGACAATTTGGTGTTGGATATAACAATACTACTATAATGCCATTATGGTTATGTAGTATATTATTAGCAATATTTTCATATTTTATAATGATTTATATATTTCATTTAAAATATAATAATATATTTATTCGATAATACAATCTTGTAGTAATATAGAATTTGCGGATACTAGGGATGCTACAATTCCAGTAAATACTAGCCATACGAAATAACCTACATTTTGTTTTATATGATATTGTCCTATAATATCCGCATGGTTTTGAGGAGACAAAATGATTTCTTCACCAAGTAACTTTTTTAATTTATTTTGTAGTTCTTCTCTATTAAATAATAGGTTAGGTTCTATTTCTTGTAATAATACATTAGGGTCATTATAAAAAAACAACGCAGTTTTATTGTTTGAATCTAATATGATTTTAGGAGCCAATAATAATCCAAATGTATTGGCAAATATTCTATTTAAATTCATTTTAATCAATAATATAATAATAGGACCCATAATTAAGCATAATGGTAATATAGTATATATAAATAGAGTTAGTGGCTGTACTACACATTTGGTTTCACCATCATTCAAAGAACTATAATAAGTATTTTGAATAAGTAATATAAAAAACGAAATAATAAAATAATAAATCAACCAATTTGTATTCGGTAAAGTTAAATTATCTTTATCGACTTTAAAGTATTTTATAATAAAAAATAGTAAGGTAAATACAATATATATATTAATAGATATAATAGCAATATTCATTTATAGTATAACATTATAAAATTTTATAATTTTATACTTATATTATGAATCCGTCTCTTGTCGAACCGAATATAAAATATGTTTTAAATAATCAGTTAGTTACTATAAAACAAATCAACGAACGTAAAAAAAATATATTATTTAATTTATTTTTATTTATATTACTCATAAGTATTGTAGGAATTACATTAAAGCTAAAATATAAAGGAAAAAAAGATATTATTTCACAACAAATAAACGAAAATAAAAAAAAAAATTATATTCTTTCTAACTTAAGAAAATATCAAACTATGAAGTCTCAACCACTTACGAATATTCCAATAAATTAAAATATATAATTTTTATAATGAGCGAATTAATTGATATAAATAGAGAAATATTATTGAAAGGATTATTTTCTTTAAAATTTTCAGAAGTAGACGAAAAAGTTACACGCGAAATGGAAGAACTTGAAAAAAATAAAAGAGATATTCAAAATCGATTAGCCGGCATGTCCGATGAATATAAACAAAAAATAAGTCAGTATAAAGAGCGATTAATTGAAACCGAAAATAAATATAAATTAAATTTAGAGAGAAATCCAACCCAAAGTATATCAGAAAAGATTGAAGATTATAAAATATATAAAGGTATATACGACGAACACTATGAATATATTGTATCGGTAAAAGAACTTTCTATTTTAGAGAATAAGTATGATGGTCTAGAATATCATTATTTAATTACAAAAATATAATAGTATACTATATGATATTCAAATACATTGATATGAAACTATTTTTGATTAGTTTATCGATTGGCTTATTTTATATATATTTATCCGAAGAATATAAAAAGGTTATTGTTATATATCCAACCCCCGATAATATACATAAATATCAATATAAAGACAAATCTGATGAATGTTTTTCATACGAATTGAATGAAGTGAAATGTCCGTCTAAATACAACGAAATACATATACAAAGATAATATTATAGTATATATATGTTTAATATTCTTAAATTCTTCAAATCAAAAATAGGGATGAAGTTATTATCTATATTGCTAGGTTTAGGTTTAGCAAGTATATTCAAAATGAGTTGTGATAATAGAAGTTGTTTAGTATTCAAAGCGGCCGAACTTCACGATAATAATATAATCAAACATGGCGAAAAATGTTATAAAGCTAACGAAAAAATAGAAACATGTAACAAAAAAAAAGAAATTATATTATTATAATATAATGAAACATAGTAAACGAAAAACTGTAATAAAATGTTGTAAATGTAGAAGTATGCGCAAACCCGCGCGTAAACCCGTGCGTAAATCCGTGCGCAAACCCGTGCGTAAATCTATGCGCAAACCCGCACGCAAACCCGCACGCAAATCTATTCGCAAATCTATGCGCAAATCTATGCGCAAAAAATTAGGAGCCGCTCCACCTGATTATTTCAAATACTATTCCGTAAAAGACCAATTAGAACGTGTATTAGATTTAGTAAAAGAAAGTGATCTAGACGAACGGGTTAAAGATTTTAAAACTGGTTCAGACGTCACAATTCATTCTACAAACTGGTCTAAATTAACCTATTTTAATGCTTACAAAATTATAAATGATGGAAACACTGAGGATATGAAAAATATTGTGTATATGTTAAAACACGACGTGTATCAACATAAAAAGGCAAACAAAGAAGAATGGAAAAAAAAACTAAATGACGCTATTTTCAAAGATTTCTATATGGATAAATATAAAGACAAAAGTTATAATGGACCAACTATAAAAGAATCTAGTAAAAGAATTACATTGAAAGAATTAACTATTATTATATTAGAACATCGTTTGAAAGTACTTGAATGGTTTACAACAAAACAATCAGAAAATAGAGCCGAAGTTCCTAACTCCCCAGCCGAAAATGTATCACAAAAACCGGTTCCAAATAAATTTAATTTGAATAGAGAAACTCCTAATAATTGGAATAATGAATCACTTAATAATCCAAATAATGTAGTGTCTCAAGTAAAGGAATCAAAAGCCGAAGAAGAAGCCGAAGAAGAAGAAGTTCCTAACTCGGATGATGAAGAAGAAACCGAAGAAGAAGAAGTTCCTAACTCGGATGATGAAGAAGAAGCCGATGAAGAAGAAGAAGTTCCTGATGAAGAAGAAGAAGCCGATGAAGAAGAAGTTCCTAACGCCGAAGAAGTTCCTAACGCCGAAGAAGTCGAGGAATAAGTTAAAATTAGGAAACTAAAATAATGTATAATTCAATGGAGACACATACAACCAATATAGCCGATTTACCAATAGACCATATTCCCCAAAATACCGAATTACCTGAACATACTATTCATTCCGCAACTAGAATGGATAGTCAAGTATATGAACAACCGAGTCAAAAAGTTAGTTTTAATAAAAATGTTGATATACGTAAAATAGAAAATGTTACATTTAAAGATACACATAAAATGATTATACTAGCTTCCTTAATATTTATATTGTTCAATGAACCTATGATACGAAATTATATTATGAATATTTTAGTAGTTATATTTGGGTCGGGTTTAAAAACCGAAAATGGTTTAACCTCTAAATTAGGCAATATATTTTATGGTGTATTTTTTTCGCTTACTCTTTACATACTAACCTTAGTAATTGACATTCCTTCATTATCTTTTTGAATAAGACCAATTTCTTCTAAATACGGACTATTTTTATAATCATGAATATAAAATACTTGTTTGATTCCGGCACTATACAATAGTTTCGCGCAATTCAAACACGGATAATGAGTTATATACGCAACCGAATCATCACAAGAAACACCGCGTTTGGCACAATCCATTAAAGCATTTTGTTCTGCGTGAACAGTAGATATTTCATGATTATCAACTACCACCGATTTATGTTTAAGTCCGGGCAAAAAACCATTATAACCCTGAGATATAATTCTATTGTCTCTAACAATCAAACAACCTACTTTTAGACGGTCGCACGGGGAACGCAATGAAGTATGTTGAACCAAGGTTGTAAAATATTGTTGCCACGTCGGACGCTCCATATGTATAATTTAGGTTGAAATTTTAAATTAAAACCTATTCTTAATTTGAAACTCATTCAATTGACGAATGAGCTTATATTCTTTGAATGGATCCATACAAGGTTTTTTTTGGAACGATTGTTTAATCCAAAAGTCGTTTTCTTGCCGCATTCGTCTAAATTGTCTATACGGGTCTACTTCTAAATATGTATCGAATACTTCCATATAACGACGCATATGTTTGTATTGTAAATATTTATCACAAAACGTCTTAATCATTGTATATATATATAACTATTTTTTATACCTTTTTTTTCGAGTTTTTGGATAATATTTAAAGAACCATTTTTGATATTCAGCGCTTTTCTTATTTTTGCGATATTTTATATATTTTTCGTCCCGTTCTTTACGTATATCTTCAATCGTATCTTGATGTCCAATACATGGAAAATAAAACCGTTTCAATATATTGGTCTTATTATCGGAATGTATAGATTCTAATAAATAACAATACGATAATATATTCACTATATTAATACTGCTTTCATTTAAGTATTCAATCGCATAATAAATACTTAATATAGTATCTATACTGGCAATATTATAAGAATGTCCTTTTGATTTGATTGTATTATAAGACTGACACGAATTTGTAGTAAAAATATACAATAAGGACTGTCCGTTTATTTCTATTTCGTAAAACGAATTTATAAATTTATAGTCTTTTGTATGTGAAATGAGATTAAAGGGTATATTAAGTTCCCGTATAGCATCTATAACGGCTTCATATTTATCCGTTAATATATAAATTTGTTTCATTTCTTTTGAGTCAATTATTTTTTTATATTTATTTGGAAAATAGTCTTTGTAAAAAGATAATCCAAAATCTCCAAATAAGACATATTTATTCTTAATACATAATTTAACCAACTTATTATACAAAATAATATTTTCACTATTCGACATCATATTATTTTGGGTTAGGTCTACATCATATTGAAATGGATGTGTCTCATTCAATAACGTAAGTCTCATATATATTTTATACCAACGGCTTACATCTCCATAAGGTCTAGATAATTCTTGATATAAACTCATTCTTAAATAACTAGCCGGCGAATATAAAATATTTTTTATCATAATAGATTTATTTTGAATTAAATTAAATACATCTGTATGTAAATTGGTAATATCCGCGATTGGTATAAAGTTTACAAATACTTTGTAGGTTCCAAAAAATACAGCACTTTTGGCTTCAACGTTTTGATATCCAGCTCTTGCGTAAATCAATGCTAATTCTTTTGCGTGTTCTAACGAGTTGGGTGAAAAACAATCATAATCTGGTATATCTAATCGTTCATCGTAAAATTTTTTAGCTTTAGGTAAAATAGAATTAATAGCAATTCCGCCATAACAAACTAACCCATTGGTTTTAATAAATTCTTCTAGTATTTCTATAATTTCGTTTTGGATTATCTTTTTTTTTTCCTTCTTTTGTATTTTTTCATTCGTTTCAATCGCACGTTCTAACATAGAAAAATACGACATATATATATTATATTATATAATCTTCATATTCATGTTGGAAAGAAGTTGAATCTGTAAAATATTCTAAATACTTATTCAAGTAAACATCTTTCTTTTGAAAATTCATAAATATAAAATTAAATAAATTTCGGATTCCTTTGTCATTATAATCATAATTGTTTGAACGGGCTGTTTTATTTGGATATAGTGCGGATAATTCTACACCGGATTGTAACGATGCTTCATTGGCATATAAAGAATGATATTTAAACCCATTACCCACGGTAACTAATGTGATTTTACTTAAATCGGTTTTTATAAAAGAATCTTTCATTTTAGGCGAGGCATTTAAATCTACCATAATAATAATTTTATTTTTTAATTCATTCAATGTAAACATATTTAAATCTTTATTGACTGGCGTGGTTAATAATATTTCAGTTCCGCCTCTAAATGTATCTATTAAAATCTTAGCCATTTGATTATAAATATCTAGATTGTTACTATTTACCCGAAAGTTCAAAAACAATACTTGATTATTATTTGGGTCGGCCGCAGAATTTAAAAATGAATAATTTATATGATTCATCGTTTCAGAAAAACTTAAATAGTTGTATAATTCTTTATATTCATTTTGATTTACGGTAGACGCTGAAATGACTGGATTATTATTCAATGAAAAAATTTGAAAGTCTAATACTCTTGCGCCAGCTCTATAACAATTTTTCAAGGCACATAAATCAACATAATCGTTTTTCATTCCACCGATACAACAACAATTATAGGCAGATTTGAATACAATTTCTTTTATAGGTATACCCGATAAGTCTGGTACTTTAAAATCCGAATATTCAAATCGGTTGATTATATCACATTTTTTGTTTTGCGAACTTATGGTTATGTATATATATATTATTACAAATAATACAAAAGTAGATAGTATTAAAAATATATAAGTTTCCATATATGTAATATAAAAATATATTTAATTTATAAGTAATGCCGGGAGGTTTATTAAATATTATAGCCTATGGAAACCAAAATATAATATTGAATGGAAACCCAACAAAAACATTCTTTAAAAGTGTTTACGCCAAATATACTAATTTTGGACTACAAAAATATCGTATTGATTTTAATGGAGAACGTATGTTACAATTGAATGAATCTTCTAAGTTTACATTTAAAATACCCCGATATGCTGAATTACTTATGAACACTTATTTGGTAGTTACATTGCCAAATATATGGAGTCCTTTTTATAAAAATGGTGACAATTATAATCCATATGAGTTTAAATGGATAGAACATTTAGGTTCTTTGATGATTGAACAAGTTACTCTGTCGTCGGGTGGGCAAATACTTCAACAATTTAGCGGAGATTATATAAAAAATAGAATTGAACGAAATGAAGTCGCAAATAAAAAAGAACAATTTTATAAAATGACTGGACATGTGAGCGAATTGAACGACCCAGCTCATTTTAGGAATGGATATTATCCAAATTCTAGAACCACAAATGTAGAAGAACCACCCGAACCCTCTATTTATGGTCGTAAATTATATATACCATTACCTTTTTGGTTTTCAAATTCAAGCAAATTTGCTTTCCCATTAGTTTGTCTCCAATATAATGAATTGATTATAGATATAACTTTGCGTCCTATAAGACAATTATTTACAGTATTAGATGTAACCGGTAATTCACAAAGAATACGTCCAGATTTTGGGTCGGCTTTATATCAAATGCACCGTTTTTTACAAGTTCCGCCTATAGATGAATATACGAACGTACAAAATACTTGGGCAAGCGACGTAAATATAATTGCTACTTATGCGTTTTTATCCGAAGAAGAAACAAAAGTATTTGCGGTAAACGAGCAAAAATATTTATTTTTAGACGTAAAAGAAACCAATTATAAACATATTGTAGGAACGAAACGTGTAAAAATAGAGACAAATAATTTAGTATCCAACTGGTTCTGGTTTTTGCGTCGAACCGATATATATGAACGAAATGAATGGAGTAACTATACCAATTGGAAATACAAAGATGTACCCAATGTGGGATTAAACTTTGTTGAACTAAAACATAATAATGAATCCGAATCATTCCCTATTACTCAATATCCGGTGGATAATAATGTAAAACATATGTTAATTCAAGTATCCTTATTATTAGATGGTAAATATCGCGAAAATGAGTTTAGTTCAGATATATATAGATATATTGAAAAATATGATAAATGTTTAGGTAATTCGGATGATGGATTGTATAGTTATAGTTTCGCATTGAATACAAGTCCGTATGAAATACAACCGTGCGGAGCTATGAATCTAGGAAAATTTAAAGATGTATTTATGGATATATTAACTATAACTCCTGATATCGATGAAACTCAGACGGTCAACTCTATATGCGACGACGAGGGAAATATTATTGGATATATTGATACAGACCCTACCAAAATCTATAAATATTCGTATGATATGACCTTATTTGAAGAACGTTATAATGTTATAAGATTTATGGCTGGGAACGTTGCTCTAGTTTATTCGCGTTAACACACGGATACGTATTAGAAGCATATTGTGATACATCGTATGAGTTTGCTCTAGAAAATCCTTCTTTTTTGTAAAAAAATATACTGACGAATAACAAAAAAACTAATACATAATTCATATTATAATAATAATATATAATAATATGAAAAATATTGAAAAATATGCACTACTTATAACCGATACAGTAAAAGAAGTTTTTGTATTATTTTTAGCACTAGCTATATTATTAAACTATTTACTGAATATAGCAAAAAGAGAATTAAAAGCCGAAGTAGATAAGGACGAAACAGAATTGGAGAAACTTGATGCTTCCAGAAATTCTTTTTTTAACGCAATATCTTATGAGGATATAACCAATTATGTAAATGTTGGCGTCATTGCGGTCATTCGTACTTTTATGAAAAATAGTTCAAGAACATCTATGTTTTATTTTATTTATATGCTTTGTATGTATTTATTTATCCAGCAAGTATCTAAAACAAAAGTATTTGACAAGCTAACATGGAGTAATATATATAATGATTTCGTAGCTAAAACAGCATTTGTGTTTTTATTTCCATTTATAATTTTCACCATTTTTACTTTGATATACGTGACCTTATACTTATTATATAAAACGATGTGGTATAGAATAGAATGGTCGTCCGCTTATAGCACACCGTTACGTTGGTTTATAAACTTTCTCAAAGGAGGATTTGGTTTGTTATTTATATATGCATATATATTATTGATTATTGTAATTATCATATATTCCATCGTATACGCCAGCAATCATATTCATTATATTGAGAACGCACATCGTTTTTCGCTTAAAGATTTCAAAAAATATTATCGAAAAACCGAATTCAAAGACGCATTTGATATTAGTATGGAACTTTCAGATTATAATGATATATCAGATTACAATAGTAATACTTTTAATAAAGTTGGTAAAGATTTAGAAACATTCGATACAGACTATGAAAAATTATGGTATAATGCTAGAGGAGCGGGTAAAAATTTTTATTTAAGTATGGTAAATACAATCTATTATTTAGTAGGCGGATTGAGCGAACCGCATAAATTATTGAATAAAGAATCAACGACCAATCAGCAAGTAAACGGGTTTAGAGTATTCAATGTCATTCTATTAGCATTATTAATTGTTTTTATTATTTTTGTATCTATTATAGGTGTTGGTAAAGTCATTATGTTCAATATTTACAGCACGTTTATATTAGATTTTAGCAAAATATTAACTTTATTATTGTGTGTGAATGTAGATATGAAGCGAATATTTAGTTTTTTGAAAATATTAGTAGCCGTATTTATTCTATATAATATTAATAAATTATTTCCATTTATATATTTTGTCTTTGCTGTAGTAGTATTTATTATTATGACATTCTTTATACTAAAACAACTTAATACCATAACGATTGAAAGTTGCGACCAGTTTAATACGACTTAAATATATATTAAAGAAATTACAATTGTAATATAAATATGGGTAAAAAAAATAAAAAAACTAGAGTAAGCTTATGTACCCCTACATTCAATCGTCGTCCATTTATTCAGCAAATGGTAGATAATATTATGAAACAAGATTATCCAAAAGAATTAATGGAATGGATTATATTAGACGATGGAACCGATCCTATTGGTGATTTAGTAAAAGATATACCCTTTGTAAAGTATATTTATTCCAAAGAAAGAATGTCGCTAGGCAAAAAACGTAATTCAATGCATCAATATTGTTCCTTTAAAAATGATAATGATATTCTTGTATATATTGATGATGATGACTATTACCCGCCAGAACGCGTTAGCCATTCAGTTCAAACATTAAATAAATCAAATGCTTTGTGTGCTGGTTCTAGTGAAATATATTTATGGTTTAATGGTATCAATAAAATGTATAAATTTGGACCGTATGGACCCAATCATGGAACTGCTGGAACATTTGCTTTCAAACGAATTATGTTAAAAGATACTCATTACGAAGATAGTGCGGTATTAGCCGAAGAGAAGTTTTTTTTGAAAAATTATACAATTCCATTCGTTCAATTAAACCCATTGAAAACGATTTTAGTTATATCGCACGAACAAAATACATTTGATAAACGACGATTAATTGATACCAATAGCCCGGTATGTAATGATTCTAGTTTAGTTCCTTCTACTTTCATCAAAGATTCAAAAACCCTTCAGTTTTATACAAAAGATATAGAAGAAAAACTAAAATTATATGAAGAAGGTGACATAAAAAACAAACCAGAAGTTTTAGCTGAAATCAAAAGACGTGACGAAGAAAGAAGTAAGCAAGTTCAACAACAAGTTATATTAACTCAACCTGATGGAACCAAACGACCTTTACAATTAAATGAAATTATAGAAGTGTTAAAAATGAAAACCGCTGAAAATAACGCATTGAAAGAACAAATCAATGTGTACGAACAAAAAATAAAACAAATTTTATCCGTAATTAGTTAAATATTTCTGAAGTCTTAGTCGTTCGTTATCGCTTAATTCATAGTTCATAGTAAATAATTGTTTTCTAGAAATATTTAAACGATTACATAAATCAATGACAAACTTTTGATTATTGTATTCATTACTATATTTTGTTAATACCTTTGTAAATCTATATTCTTCTTTTTGCGTTTTTATTTGAACGTTGGAATGAATGTATAAATAATAATTATGTATCATTTTTAAATAATAGGTCATCTCATTATATATCCATAATTGTTTTTGAAAGCTTACTCTATCATAATAATCTCCATTACAATAATTATTCAAAAATTGTAAATAAAAAGACATATCTTCTTTTTTTAGATGGTTGATTATATTTTCATGAAACATTAAACACTGGGTTGCTTTTTCATTTTCAATAAACGAATTTATTTTTATTTTTTGTTCAATTACATTCTTTATATTGAGTTGAATGTTTTTTTCATATTCATTGTTGTCTTTTAAATGAATTACGTTACATAATTTCATCAACTCTTTTACTTTTTTATCGTATTGATTGATTCCAATAAATATGAATTTAAATGTTTTTGTCTTCTTTTTTTTATATAATTTAATTTGTTTTATCAATTCATTTAATATTTTTTTTTCATTATTATTCAGTATATCAATATCGTCTATAACCACTATATTTTGTTTTTTAGTTTTATTCATAATATTTAATATGGAGTCATTTGTATATTTATAAATGTCATTCATATTAGATATATTTTGTATGGATAAGTAATTTAAATGGTAATTCCCATTCAAACACGATTTAACCATTTTGGTTTTTCCAATACCCGAACAACCTATAATATAAATGTCCTTGTTGTCGGATAAATAGTTTTCCATATTACTACTATAATCAAGTATTTATATACATAATTCCGAATTATTTGTAATTCCATCCCACGAAACTTTACAATTATTCGCCCATTGTTTTTTTTTACACAATCCGCTTTCTAATCCGGTCCCACTATTGTTATATTTATTGAAATTTTCCCTGAAACATACATTATCTAAATCGTGGAAAACATTATGTTTGTCATAACAATCCCCAAAACTATTTTTTTGATAATAATCTGGACAGTTATTTAGGTGTGGTGGATATATATATTTCTTTTTAGTTACACTTAATATATACGCAACCAGAGACAAAGTTGCTACTAATACCACAATGGTAGATATAAATATTGTTTTTGTTTGTTCCATTTATATTAAAATAATATTATATATTAATGTCTGGTAGAGTAAATATAGAAGGAGGTACGCCTTTGTTTTTACAAGAACAAGTCCCATTGGACGATAAAACAAACTATTTCAATGCTACTAAATATATATTTCAGCCAAGCGAATTATCCAATACTTATTTTAGTAAAGAAAATATCAATAAAGTTCATAATGATATAAAAAAAAAAGTATACGATTTGTCTCAACAAAAATATGTTATAGATGATCAAGATATGGACGTATTGAAAGTTATCATGCGAAGTATATTTCTACAATATTCAAAATTTCAGTTTGATAATATCCATAAACAAATAGAACAATTAAATAATATGGTGATTGAATATAGCTCCACTAGTATATTTGGCGAAATAGAAGGTTATTTGAAATATAAAGAAGACGCCTCAAATATGTATACGCTTATGGACCGACCGGTATATTTACATAATGATAATAGTTTGGAATTAAAGACTTTTTTTTAATTCTTCTAATTCAGATTTCCAAATATCTTTATTGTTTGTATGTAACATTTTTTCGTATTGTTTTTTCTTTTCATCAAATTGTTTATTCAATGAATCCACGTTTTCTTGAGATACACTATCCATAGTCATTTTAATTAAATAATTATAATGGTCATTTATTTTTGAATACTTTTTCTGCTCCAACAATTCGCAAATTTGGCTATTTGATTTTTTACGTAAATCCAATGTATCATTCAATAATTCATGAATATAGTTACATTTATTTTTTAAGATATCCATCTCTTCCGATAAAATATGAATTAAATGTAACCTACGTTTTTCGTAATACTCTAGACGGTTCTTTACAAAATCGTCGCAAATTTCGTAGACTTCATTGTAATGTTTTAATTTATCGTGATTATCAAATAAGTTCATATTATTGATAGATAATGTTGTGGTCAATTTGAATGTTTTTAACAACTCCACTTCTTCCATAGGGTCCTTTAGAGTTAATTTGAAATATACTTTTGTATCGGTGGATTGGTCTTTATAATCTTTTAATTTATTATCAGTAATACATTTTTCTAAATGTAAAATATAATCTTCATTCCATAATCCAATCGGTAGCTCAGTAATGACAATTATATTCTTTTCCATAGTATATTTTCCGGTTGTAATGAACCGTCTTTCGCCGTCTTTTTGAATCGTTCCGGTAAACCCTTTATAATGCGGAACAAAATCATAAGTATGTGATTCATCGTCCATTTTCTTATATATATAATCAATCAATTCTAATGGATTAAAGCACGGAATATCTGTACTAAAACCGGTTCCAATACCTTTTGAACCATTGACTAAAATCATTGGAAGAATGGGTAAATAATATATAGGCTCTACGGGAGTTCCATCGTCATTTAAATAATTCAAAATATAGTCGTCTTCTTTCTTAAAAATCATTCGGGTAATTTTATTTAAATTCGTGAAGATATACCTTTCAGACGCACTATCTTTTCCACCTTGAAGACGTGTTCCAAATTGTCCGTTTGGCATCAATATATTAATATTATTGGAACCGACAAAGTTTTGAGCCATATTTACAATGGCTCCATTTAAACTACTTTCTCCATGATGATACCCGGAATGTTCTGATACATAACCACTAAATTGAGCGACTTTAATTTCAGTTACTAAATTCTTTTTGAACGCACTATATAAAATTTTACGTTGCGATACTTTTAATCCATCCATCATATTTGGAATAGAACGGTCACAGTCATATTTTGAAAAATGTATCATTTCACGGTCAATAAAATCGCCCAATGTAATTTGCGTCTTTAATGTATCCAATACATTATCACGTTCATATTTAGATAACCAATCTTTTCGGAAGTCGGCTTTCTTTTTATTGAAAACCATATCAATCGTTTCTTTGTCTTTGGTGCCTAGCACAATATCCATTGTTTTTTTATCCTTAAAATATTCTTTGAACTCTTTACCAGTGCTTGTTCCCAACCCTTTGTAATATTTAATAGTCCAACCTTTTCCGTCTTGATTATCGCTTTTCCATAATTCATATTCTTGTTCATTGTAAAACTGAATCATTTTACTTGATTTGGTTGCTTTTAAAATAGGAGTATTCATAAATCCTAAAAATCCGTCAATATTTAATAGCGACGGCCATAAACATTCGAATAAATTAATACATAATCCTTTGATATGACTTCCGTCTAAATCTTGATCCGTCATAAATAGAATTTTATTATAACGCAACTCGTCAGTTGTTTTATAGGTTTTATTTGACTCTAAACCCAAAATCTTTTTAATTTCAATAATTTCTTTATTTTCATTGATTTTTTTAGTGGTT